AACATCGGCACTCTTTTTGCCATTCTTGCCATAGCAATCGGTGGCGCAATAGTCGTGGGGCGAATGATAAACTTGTTTTAGTTCGGGGCTATAAAGTATATAAGTCCCAAAGAAAATCTAATGCCTGACGAATCAGAGCACATCAGCCTATCTTCCCTCGCGCACTTCCTGCCGCGCCAGATCGAGGCGACGGAAGCGGCCGATACGCATACCTTCACGCTGTACGGCGGTTCCGCCGGCCCGGGGAAGTCCTATTGGCTCCGGTGGTACCCGATCCGCAAGATGATGCTCTGGGGCCAGCAGTATCATCTGACCGGCATTCACGGCGCGTTATTCAGCAAGGACTATACGACGCTCAAAGACCGGCAGATGAGCAAGATGGACATCGAGTTCCCGCGGTGGCTGGGAGAGCTGAAGACGACGAAAGTGGATGGGCTCGGATTCCACCTCAATCCCGAGTTCGGCGGCCACGTGCTCCTGCTGCGCAACCTCGACGATCCGAGCAAATACCTCTCGAGCGAGTTCGCCATCATAGCGCAAGAGGAGGCGACGGAGAACCCGGGCGATGTGTTCAACCTGCTCCGGCTCCGTCTCCGGTGGACAGGTATTCCCGACCCGAAGTGGATCGGGGCCACGAACCCCGGCGGCATAGGACATCAGTTCTACAAGGGGCTGTTCGTCGATCGCATATTCCCCGACGAGCTCAAAAGCATGGCGGACGAGTTCATCTACGTGCGTGCGCTCCCGAAGGACAACCCGTATCTCGCGGCAAGCTATCTCGCCCAACTTGATTCCCTGCCGGAGAAGATGCGCAAGGCGTACCGCGACGGCAACTGGGACGTGTTCGAAGGGCAATACTTCACGGAGTGGGACAGCGACCGCCACGTCGTGGAACCCTTCACCATACCCTATACGTGGCTCAAATATCGCTCGATTGACCCCTCCGGGCGGGAAGGCGTTACCTCAGCCCACTGGTACGCCGTGGACGCGAATGGGCGCGTATTTGTCTATCGCGAGTATTTCATGACCGGCCGCGACATCGACGAGCACGCAAAGGCGATCGCCGCCATGAGCCTCGACCCCGAAGGTAACCCGGAAGTATACCAGTACACCGTGATGGACACGTCCGCGTTCGCACGCGCGGGATACTCCGAGACCGGCGCCGAGATCTTCGAACGGAACGGGGTGACCGGACTCGTCGCCGCCGCGAAGGAACGCATCATCGGCTGGAACGCGGTGCACACCTTCCTGCGGTGGACAGTGGATGAGAAGGGTAATGCACAGGGGCCGCTCTTGAAGATATTCAGTACGTGTTCTAATATGATTAGAGAAATACCGCTCGCGCAGCACGACGAGATCCATCCGGAGGACGTGATGAGTGTGAACACTCCGTTCACGGATAAGGACGGGCGGCAAGGGACAGACCACGGCGACGCGCTTGACGAACTTCGGTATATGTTGCGCACGGTACGCGAGACGAAAGCGCCAGCCGCGCAGAGCATGGTGGAGCGCAGGATCGCGCGACTGAAGCAGGAACACAGCGGGCAGGGATTTGATTACAGTTATAAACGCAAATGATCATCTACGAGATAAACGGGGTGAAGGCGCAAGTTATTGACGGCGAGATTTGGGTGCGTGCGGAAATTGTGCAGGCGACGATAACACTCGAACGCACGGAAGGTGCGCCACTGCCAGCTCCAGTCCATCGCCACTACAAAAAGCGGAAAGTGTCAACCGATGAACCTGAAGCGCCCACAAAATAAAAATATGTTACTATGAAGACATGCGGCAAAACCGCCTACACATCCGAGAAAATGGCGAAGCATCAGGCGCAGTGGCTCGAACGCAAAGGCAAAGTGCTCCGGCCGTACAAATGTGATATCTGTTTTTTATGGCATCTGACGAGCGAGATCGAACCGAACCAGCGCAAGATGAAAAAAAACTACAAACAGAAAAATGGCTAGACAGACCGCAACGACGACAGGGGCATCCGATCCGAACGCGCCGCGCGGAAAGGCGGCGAGCGCGGGTCTGCAGAAGCGTCTCAAGACGAAGGACACCACCGAAGCGTACCAGCCGAACGACACCGAGCGCGTCGTCCAGAAGTACGTGAACGGCCGTGTAAGCGATATGATCGACTTCCGGAAAGGACTCGGCCTTGAACAGCGATGGCGCGAGGCGGATGAAGAATATATACCCCATGAGCTCGACTTCGGCACAACGCGAAAACGATTTGAAACGGATCAAGATAGCGGACTTCGTTCACGCATGGTTCCGGTGGGCGACGCTACACAACAATGGCGAAACGCCGCAAGCGCTCCGACACTTCTTGCAAAGATTCAGACGGCAGTTTCCATCATTATCGATCAGCAGCCGGAAGCGGAACTCGTTCCGCTCCTCAAAAAGTATTCCGCCACGACCGAACTCGCCTACGCGCTCTGGAAGCGCAACTGGCAGATCAGCGACGCGAAAGAGAAGCTGAAGATCGTCGTCTTCGACCTCATCAAGTACGGATGGAAGCCGCAGCGCACGTACCCGCGCAAAGTGCAGTACGACAAGAACGTACTGACCTATATCGACGCGGAGAACCCGGATAACAACCGTTTCGAGGCGAAAAACCTCGTGTGGTACAACGACATCGACCGGCAGCCGCTGAACGTATACAAGACGTGGATCGACGAGCTCGCGACGCCGTACGATCCCTACAGCAGGAACGAAGTATATTTCGAGCTCGACTTCTCGTATGACGCGGCGGAGATCGAATACGGCATGTACGGCAATTTTCAATATGTGAAGCGCGATAGCTTCTTCGAACGCACGGACGCACCGAAGAAGAACAACCGCAACGAGATGGATAAGCAGCAGCGCAAGCGCAAGGACGTCGTGACGATGGGCTTCTTCGAATCGCGCCACAAGGATCTCTACGTGATCAAGGCGGTGAAGGACGACATCGTGATCTACATGGGTCCACTCCCGAACGACGACGGCTATATCAGCGTGACGGACACGTTCTGGATCATGCGGAAGTCGGACAGCCCCTATGGCATCTCGCTCTGGGAGATCATCCGGCAGGACAAGCAGCTCTACGATAAGATGAAAAATATGACGATGGACCAGCTCGTCCTCTCGATCATGAAGTTCGGCTTCTTCACGGGAACGAACCCCGCGGTATCGGACGGCATGATACAGATCGTGCCGGGCCAGGCGCGCCAGCTCACGACGAGCTCGGGCAGCGCGAAGGACGCGGTGAGCTGGATGGAGATCCCCGGTCCCGGGAAGGACAGCTGGACGGGGCTTGAGTATCAGAGCAAGGAGATGGACACGAATAGCGGGATCGTGCCGACGCTCGAAGGCGAGGTGACCGGCAAGACGCTCGGCGAGATCCTCCACGCAAAGGAAGCGGCGCTGAAGCGCATCAAGGTGCCGGTGGAGAACATCGCGTGGCTCGTGGAGCAGGACGCGTACCTCACGCTCTCTTGGATGAGCCAGGTATACGCGACGCCGACCGTCGAGGAGTTCGCGAGCATATCGGATGTGCAGGATTTCAACAAGGAGAACCAGATCAATCACATGCAATTATTCGGGACCGTGCAGAAGGACGGCACGATCGCGGCGCCGTTCGAAGCGCACTACCTGCCGCAACTTGCGCTCCACCTCGAGGACAGCGAAGGCCAGCTCGTGAAGAGCAAGGACAGCAAATTCTATCAGGTGGGTACGGATATCAAACCGAACCAGTTGCGCTGGCAGGGCATCTTCAAGGTGCTCCCGCGTTCGATCGTGGACGCATCGCAGACGCTCATCAAGGCGATGAAGATGGAGATATTCAACATGCTCGTGCCGCTGCTCGGACAGCCGAAGGAGTTAGCCGCGAAACCGGCCGCGCAGATTTTGAAAGTGAATGAAGAGGATCCCGCGGATTGGCTGCCGGACGACTGGATCGACTTCCTGAAGAACGGACCGCAACCGCCGCAACCGCCCGCACCAGGAACGCCAGGAACCCCAGGTGGCGCGCCGCCGACCCCAGGAGCGCCCGGAGCGCCGAATACAGGCGCAGCGCCAGCCGGAGCGCCGCCAGGAGCCCCACAGCCGCCAGGTTTGCCCCCCACGAGCCCTTTGACGCCCAGTGGACCCACTATCCAGGGAATGAGCGGACAGACGCCCCCGCAGGCCGCCACGATCGTACCGGGAAGCCAGATGCCGAACATTGCGAGTATGATGGGCGGGAAGCCCGGTCAATTATTTAAGAAGGTGTAAAAATGAAAGTGTTTCCTCAAAACCTCGATGAAACGCCTCGCTATAAGGCGATGCCAGGGATTCCACTTCATACAAAAGAGGGACATGCGTTTGCGAGCGAGCACGCCGATAACATTCCTAAAAAGGGCAACGTGAAGGTGTATCGCATCTCGGAGTCTGGCAAACTGAACCCTGGCGACTTTGTAGGACTCGACAAAGAACATATCAAAGAAATGTACGGCGAATATCATCCTACCAAAAAGGTAAAAGAGTTTAGCGTGCCCCTCCATCACGTTCAAGTTTTGAATGATCCCACATATCCGAGCGGACAAGGATTTGGTGGATTCGCATATCGACCCCCCAAGCGTGGGACATCGACGGGATATATGGTATAATAATTCCAATGGCTGAACTCACTAGAGAACAACGCGGCAGAATAAAAAAGCTCGTCCAGGCGAACGACGGCTGGGACGATCTCACTCTTGCGATGGAAGAATACATTGCGGAGATAAACGCGCACCGACCCGAAGGCGCGAACGAGTTCGAAACATTGCGAGATTTACACCGAAGCCAGGGAAAGGTCGATGGCTTGCGGGAGTTTTTCGAAAAAATAGAACGGCTTGACATCTAACATTCAATGTTGCTAGAGCAAAAAACAATGGAATTAGCGCCCGGCGTTCTCATGCACATCGATCCTGCGAGTGAATTCGTGTCGCTCGAGATCGAAGGCATCGTGAAGGATAAGCTGATCCGCAAGACCGACCTGTGGGGCGCGTGCTTCCTGATCGCCGACGCGAAGACGCAGGAATCGCTCATCCCCGTGCAGCAGCAGGAGGTGTTGAAGTATACGCGCATCCATACCGTGAAGCTGAACAAGGACATGCGCAAGGGCGACACCGTGCGTGTTCGTTGCGAGGTCGATGTGCTGGGCGTGCTGGACGAAAACCTGCGGGCGACCGCGCTCGCGCACCAGGGGAAGGAACTTGTCATACCGAGAAAATAAATTATAATTAAACTAATGCTCACAATATTGTTTTCAATCATCGTGACACTTATCGTCGCAGGACTCATTTACTGGCTCATCAGCCTCATTCCTTTGCCTCCGCCATTCCCCGAGATCATCCGGGTCGTAGTGATTCTCGCGGTAGTGCTGTATCTGCTGTCGATCGTATTCGGATGGAAGGGAGTGATCATAAATTAATACCAAACCAATGCCTACAAAAAAGAAAGTTGAAAAGGTAGTGCCCGTCGAGAAGTTCGTGACGGTGGAGCAGTTCGAGAAGTTCGGCGACGCGGTGATCGAGCGTCTTGAGAAGCTTGCGAATCAACCGGTGCCAACGGCGGCGGAAGTGAAGGAGAAGGCAGCGATCGAAGCGGCCGGCCCGGACAACGTGCAGACCAATCCTGCGTGGGACGCAGTAGCGAAGGAACAGCTCGGCGAGTACCTCGACCACACGGAGGTGCAGTACGGCAAGAGCGGCACGATCGCGTTCACGATCGTCATCAAGAACGAAAAGAGCAACGCGCCTGCGGACTACATGGAGCGCGTGCATTGTGACCGCCGGACGCGCGAGGTGTCAAGCGAAGGACTGGAAGGCGTGACGATGTGGGTTCGGCTCGTGAAAGCACAACTGTTGAAAAATCAGGACTTGAAAAACAAATAATGTGATACAATAAAATCATGCCACTCGACAAATCGAAATCAAAAGCAGCCGTAGGGAAGAATATCAAAACCGAGGTCGCGGCCGGTAAGCCATTGAAGCAGGCCGAGGCGATCGCCCTCAACACGCAACGCGAGGCGGGTAAAAAAACTAAGAACAAAAAATAAAAGTATGGACCCACATAACCCAGAACAGGCGGGCAGTCAAGGCGTAGAGCACGATGGTCGCAGCGATGCCGATCACGAGAAGGAAGCGAACAAGGGCATCGGACATCAGAGCGACCAGTCCGAGCAGAAGGACGAAGGCGAAGAGGCGAAAAAGGATAACGAAACTGACGAGTAAAAACATGGCACTCCCTGCGGCATTTCCACAACAGCCGGGTCCGATGAAGCAGCCATTATTCCCGCCGCTTCAACGGGTGCCGCTGACGCAGGGTGCTATGGACGGTATTCCACAGAACGGCGGAGGTATGCCACCGGCGAGCACCGCGCTCACGAATAGTCCGGCGCAAAAAGCCGCGTTGACCCCGAAGCCGACGAAAGGTATCCCGCAACCGAAGACGCCGCGCGCGCAGAAGGTCATTCAGGGATTGACGAAGCCCGCGAAGCCGTCGAGCAAGCGCGGGACGAGCACCGGCTATATGGCGGGAAGCGCCGGAGCAACATTAAACAACGCCGCGTCCACGGCGCCAAACGTACTGCAATAATGAAAAAGTCACCGAAGGCAAAATCAGCGCGTGAAATTGCACGTGCGAAAACTTCGAAAGCAGTGAAGCGTGGAACTTCGAACGGTCACATGGTGATCCGCCAGCCGCTTCCTATGCCCCCTGCAATGCCGCCAGCCACTATCCCTATGGGTGCACCGCCGCAAGGCGCAGGCGTCCCAGCTCCCGCTCCTATGCCCCAAGGTGGCGCCCCAGTCCGGATGCCCACCCCAAAACGCCCTCCGGCGAGTTCTGCACAGCTTCCGGATGACAATATGAACGCAATAGCATAAAATAAAAGCATGGCAAAGGAAATTATTGAACCCATCGATAATGCGATTAAGAGAGCGGATCGAGCGGCTTCAAAACCAAAGAAGGCGACTGCAAAAGAAAAAGCGGTGAACGCCTACTTGGGACGAGAAGCTGGTAAGCTCGATAAGTTTCGCAAGGGAAAGGATTATGATCCAGTAAATAAGCCATATCCAGGTTCATTGACTTTCATGAAACCAGCGAAGCGCGGCACCTCAACGGGGTATATGACGGGAGGTGCGACGGAGAAAAAGAAAGTACCCAAAGAGTACAGGGGCAATACAAACTCGGAGGGAGGAATCCCGTTCGGTAAAAAACCCCAATAACATCATGGCACCCCTCACCACAAAAGCACGCAAGGAAATTCCCGCGAAGGACTTCGCTGGTCCGCACAAGTCTTTCCCGATCGAGAATAAAGCCCACGCCCGGGACGCCCTCG